ACATCACGGACGCTGTCGCAACCTCAACGATCCGTTTTCAGATCGACGATGCTGAGCCCCAATGGTTCGATCCTGATTGGAATACCGACCCGTACCTATTCAATTTCAAGATCAATCGTGCGCTCGATGTCTCCATCGGCTACGAACGGCCGAGTGCCTATTCAATGCAATATGAGTACGGTCCGATTGACGTATTCGACAGTGAACAGAAAGGGCGCCTGACGCTTCGTGCGGGCCTGACGTTGCGCGGCCGGGCGCAAGTCCTGGCGTTCCGCAAGTTCATTGCAATGACCCGTGGCCGGGCTGTGCGCTTCTGGCTACCCACCGGCACGACTGACATTTACTGCGTCGGCGAAACGATCAGCGGCACCACCTTGGACATCAAGTCGATCGGGTTCACCGATTACTTCAAGACCGCGCAAGCGTTCCGCATGGCGATCGTGATCACTCCGAAGGATGGTTCGTTTGCACCGGCCTATCATGAAATCGAGTCATTCGAAGAAGTCAGCAGCACGGTTGAACGTCTGACGTTGACCGAGGCACTGCCGTCGATCTCGGTTGGTTCGATCCGGGCTGTGTCGTTCCTCATGGCCGCTCGCTTCGATCAGGATGCGTTCGAACTCCATCACCACGTCGATGACTCCGCAGCGGTTCAAACCTCAGTGGTCTTCAGGACCGCAGACGACGCGACACCCCTCGAGCTATTTCCGGCCTAGCTAGGAAAGCAAGCCATGCCATTTGAAGTAATCGAAGCGTCGATCGAAGGCGGCAAGCCCATTGAGTTCTATTCGTTCACATTGGGCGACACCGTCTGGCGATACACCACATCTGAAAAAGACCTGATTGCCGGTGGCTTCACCTGGACCTCTGCGGCCATTGCCCGCGGCAGCATCAAGCAGACGGGTGAATCGATCAGTGATGTGCAGACCTTGACCGTGCCCTCATGGATCGGCCCGGCTCAGTTGTTCATGACACAGGCGCCGTCCAATTCGATCATGCTGACCATCTGGTGCAAGCATGAGGGTGATGCCCCAGTCGGTGACGCGCCTGACGCAGTGGTCATCTATTCGGGCGAGGTGACCAACTGCAATTTCCCGCTGCCCGGCCAAGCGATCCTGTCAGTCGAGTCGTTGGTGTCGTCCATGAACCGCGAAGGCTTGCGGCTCGCGTGGCAGCGGTCCTGCCCCTATGCCGTCTATGACCCGGTGACGTGCAAGGTGTCGAAGGCGGCATTCAAGACTGACTTCGTTGTTTTGACAATCGACGGCTTCACGCTCGGCGTGGAGCTTGCCACTGCGAAGGCCAATGGCTACTTCAGCAACGGTTTCTTGGAATGGATTCACCCCATTCGTGGCATCGAATACCTGTCAATCGAAGTGCATACGGCTGTCGCGTCACCACCGTCGGGTGAGCCCAATGCTTTCTTCGTCGTGATGAATGCCCCAGGTGAATTGTTCGAAGGCGCGGCCGGCTCGGTTTACCCAGGCTGCACCTTCACACCGACCGACTGCACGGAAAAGTTCGATAATTTCCCGAACTACGGTGGTGTTCCGGATCTACCGGGCCGCTCCCCATTCGACGGCAATCCAGTTTTCTGAGGATCGAAATGACCGGCTGGGAAATCTTCTTTGTCATTGCTTCCATCCTGCTGTCCTATGCGATGGCACCGAAGCAGCAATCGCGAAAGCCCGAGGCGTTCGATGAGATCGAGTTTCCGCAAGCCGATGAGGGTACGCCCCAGGCAGTGACCTTCGGTGATTGTTGGTCAGGAGATTGGATGGTCCTCGCATATGGCAACTACCGCACCGAAGAGATTCGCAGCCCGGACGACAAGAAATGACCGATCCCATTGATCCGATCGTCGGTATCCAACACCTTCGCGCAGCGGGCCTGTGCTCGCGCGGTGCGCGGATCTGGTGTCAACGGTTCGAACTGAATTACATGCGGTTCGTTCGCGAAGGCTACCCGGCCAGTGTGATCGAGAGCAAAGGTGATGCCCTTGGTAACCGGGTTGCCAGCATGGCCCGCAAAGAAGTAGGCCGCTCCAATGGCTAGCGCAGTCATCGGGTTCAAGTATTTATTCGGCATCCACATGGGTGTGGGTCGCGGCCCACATGACGAACTGGTCGAGATCAAAGTCGGCGACAAGACAGCATGGCGGGGCTCAGTAACTGCCAACGAGACAATCACGATCGACGCGCCCGATCTGTTCGGTGGTGAGAAGAGTGAAGGCGGCATCACCGGCACCATGGACGTGCTATTCGGTGGCCCGACTCAAGTTGCTACCGACCGCATGGGTGATGTGCTTACGGTCCCCATGCCCGGGTTCCGTCGTCGAATGACCATGTTCTTCGACGGTGTCGTGTCCGTCATGAACCCATATCCGAAGCCGTGGAAGTTCCGCACTCGGCGGGCACTCGGGGGATGGGATGGTGAGCCGTGGTATCCCGAGAAGGCAATCATTTCATTGGTGCGTCCGGTCAGCAAGGCTGAAAGCGAATCGACGCTCGAGACAAAGACAATTGCCACAAGCGAGACACGCACGACGGTCCAACTGACGCCGGGATCAGGCCCATGGTCATTTGAGATCGAACCGACTGGGACACTGATCAGTGTCGATAAGGTCTACTTCGGCCAGACGATTTTTGCTGGGGGCGACGGCACTGCGGCTGATGGAACTGGTGTCGGCCCCGGGGGTGATGGTGATGGTGCTGGTGACGGTGGAGTCGGCGGATGAGTTACAACAACTTCAAGGAACTGATTCCCGTCACTGAATACACAGTCTCGGGCAATGTCATCACGATCGTCGACATTCCGGAAACACCGTCATACACCCCAATCGATTACGCGAATCGTGAAATGCACTGCGATTACACGCAGTCGATCACGACGGTCGATCCGCTTGCCGGGCCGGGCGATGCGCTGATTCAAGCGATGAACCCCGCGCACATCCTCTATGAAGCCTTCACCAATCGTGAGTGGGGGCGTGGCCTGCCGCGCGAACGCCTGGGTGTTGATTCGTGGATCTATGCGGCTGATAAGCTATTCGCCGAACGCTTCGGAATGTGCATCCGGTGGACGCGGACCGATGAAATTGGTTCATTCATCAAGTCCGTCCTTGATCACATCGGGGGTGTGGTCTATGACAATCGAATCAACGGGCGCATCGAACTGATGTTGATCCGTGGCGACTACACGAAGGGGAATCTTCCGTTCTTCGACAAAGACACGGGGCTTCTGAAGATCACGGAAGCCTCATCGGCTGCACTCGGCCGCGCGATCAACGAGGTGCGTGTCACCTACCGTGACCCGGTCACTGACGAAGACCGCACGGTGCGAGCGAGCAACCTTGCTGCGCTGCAGGCGGCTCGAGGTGAGATCAACTCGGTCACGAAGACCTATCCGGGCCTGCCCACTGCTGAGCTTGCCCTGCGCATTGCCAATCGCGACATGAAGGCAATGAGCCCCGGCATTCGTCGATTCAACGTCATGCTCGATCGGCGTGGGTTCTTGATCTACCCCGGTGCGGTCTTTCGGATTCAGGATCTGGCGCGCAACCTTCCGGACATCGTCGTTCGTGCAACAGCCGTCGACTATGGACGGCTCGGGCAAGGCGAGATCACGGTTCAGTGCGCGCAAGATGTCTTCGGGTTGCCTCAACGCAACTTCTCAATCATCGAACCGCCCACTTGGACACCACCACCGAATAAAGCATGCGTCGGTGATTTCAAGGTATTCGAAGCCCCCTACCGCGCTGTCTATCAGGCGTTGTCTGCTGCCGATCTGGCTGTCGTCGATCCGGCTTCCGCTTACCTGTGCGTGGTCGCTCAAGAGGGACAGCCCACAAACAGTTCCTATACCATGGCTGTTCGTTCCGGTGCGCCTGAGATTGAGGATGAGCCACCCGATGATTCATACCTCTGCGGTGTCTGACCATGGCAAATGCTGATTACACAATTCGTGCCGGCGCCCAGGGGTTCTGCCCTGTTGGCTACCTGAACGCAGACATCACCCAGTTGCAGACTGCCGTCGTCATGACGGGCTACACGTCACCGATTGCCGATGGCATTCGGCTTGGTATGGCCGCGATGATTGACGAGGAAATCGTTGAAGTCGTGGCCCGGTCCGGCAACAACCTGACCCTTGCCCGCGGCTGTTGTGACACGGTCCCGGCGCTGCACTCGAGCGGCGCTGCCATCTGGTTCTTCGATGGCTCGATCGCATCGGACCGCCTCGAATACGCGGGGACCGAGACCATCGGCGTGAAGGTGCTGCCGCGGATCTCATCGGGTGCTGAAGTTCCGATTGAAAATTCACCACCGGCCGGGCTGACGTTCAATCTGCGTTTCGCTCGCCCCTACCCGCCCGGCTTGGTTGAAGTCAACGGTGATCCTTGGTTCACTGATCCCATTCCGTTCAATCTCGATGTGCCAACGCTTGTGATCACCTGGGCGCACCGGGACCGTATCACGCAACAGGATCATCTGGTCGATCACCTCGAGGCTGATGTCGGACCTGAGCCCGGGACAACCTATGAGTTGCGGGTCTACACGGCTGACGACACTCTGCTTCGCACCGTTGTCGGTCTGACGGGCACAACGTGGTCATACGAATTCGCTGATGCCGCACTCGACTTCAGTGCAGCCGGCTCCGATTACCCTGGCTATATCACGTTGTGCTCGAGGCGCGACGGGCTGGCGTCATTCCAACAATACCGGATCGACTTCACTTTCGAAAGCTCGACGACGCCGGTTGTCTCCGATCCGGATTACGCGAATGTGATCCTGCTTGTGCAGGGTGGCGCAGACGCTTCGCTAACAATCAATGACCTGAGCACTTACGCCAGCACCGCAACGATTGTCAACTATGCTGAGTTCGACGATGCGCATCCGGTGTTCGGATCGAACTCAATCAAGGCAAGCACTCTATCGTCAGCCATTGGGTCGTTCTCGAGTTCTGGGTCAACGTCACGCTTCGGACGTGCGACAGGTGACATTTTCACGATTGAGTGCTACGTCTATATCCAGACTCTAGAGAACTTCTCAACCTCTTCGTTTGCCTTCTCTTGGTGGGCCGCTGGCTTGCGCATCCTCGAGGTGGGTACGCATGCAAACACAGCCGGGGCCAAGCTGCGTTATCGCCAAAGTAGTGAG